TTCGCGGCGCAGAAACTGAAAACCCAAAGAAACAGCGTTTTTCGCATAAAGACGCACTTTTACAGAAAGGATACACGATGCATGAGCAAAAGAACACACGATTGGCAGAAAAGTGCCGCACCGCTTGTGTCGCGGCTAAAAACCGACCGTCGCAACGCACTGATACTGGAGGACCCGTGGAGCCGGGCGATTCACTCAATGGTCAATGGGTGGCGAATCCGACTCAGTCGGCCGCCTGCGAAGGGCAATGCCAAGGAATCGCCACGCCCCACATGGCTGGTATTTGCCCGACGCGGTGTAGGCATTCTGATCAGCAAGAAAAACCATGCCAATCAGAGCGATTGGAAGCTATGGGCGACGCGCCGGATGACAGCCGGGAGCCGCTACATTCCGAAGGCAAAGCGGAGTTGGCAATCGTCTCCCGGCCGAACGGCGAGGTGAACGCAGAAAATGTGATGCATTTACTGGAATACCAGCAATACCGCTGCGCGTTGACGGGTCGGAAGCTGACACCCCAGGTGGCAGCCTTGGACCATATTGTTCCGATTCGCTTCGATGGTAAACACATCATTGCCAATGTTCAGGTGCTGCATAAAGATGTCAATCGCGCCAAAGGGTCGTTAACCAGCGCCGAATTTATCCACCTGTGCGAGGAGGTTGTCAGCTTTCTGAAAACAACGAAAATCCACCCAGGTTCGCCCGTGTGCGGCGATCCGGCGACCATCTGAGCGGTTGACCGGATTGAAACGGCCGCCAACCAGCGCAAACCCTCAGCGGTGTTATGAAATTTAACCGTTTTTTACTACTGGAGATTTTTCCATGAGCAAGAGCAAAGAGTATCAGATTGAGATTCGGGACATTGGCAGCATCCGTCCCTACGAGAAAAACCCACGGCAAAACGACGATGCGGTGGATGCGGTGGCGTCGTCTTTGAAGGAGTTCGGCTTTCGCCAGCCGATTGTCGTGGATGGTGACGGTGTGATCATCTGCGGCCACACGCGTCTGAAGGCCGCCCAGAAGCTGGGGTTGGCCAAGGTGCCCGTTCACGTCGCCAAAGACCTGACGCCCGATCAGGTCAAGGCGCTGCGGATTGCCGACAACAAGACGTCGGACCTATCGGATTGGGATTATGACATTTTGCCGATTGAGTTGGCCGAGCTTCAGGAGGCCGGGTTTGATTTGGGGCTGCTGGCGTTCGATGAGGATGAATTGAGCAAACTCCTGTCCGCCGAGCCGACTGAGGGGCTGACCGACGATGACGCGGTACCGGAGCCGCCGAAGGAGGCGATTACCCAGCCGGGCGACCTGTGGCTCTTGGGCGCGTATTGGGAATGCGACGCATGCGGCAAGCGGTACGACTACGATGAGGGCAAGGCGATGGTCGATGCCGGGAAGGAGTGTGTCTGTGGGTAAATTGCAACTGAAATCAATGCACCGGATTCTCTGCGGCGATAGCACCAAGGCCGAGGATGTCGAGCGGCTGATGGACGGGCAGACGGCGGCGATGTGTTTCACATCGCCGCCCTACAATGCCGGAAACAACAGCTTGGGCGGCAACAAGAGCCGTGTCGATTCGAAATATCTTCACGACGATGACGACCGACCGCAGGATGAATACCGGCAGTTCCTGGAGGCGTTTACCAATCTGGCCCTCAAGACGGCCCGGACGGTGGCGGTCAATCTTCAGTCGCTGGCGGGCAACAAGGTGGCGATTCTGGAGTGGATTTACGTTTTTCGGACGCACTTTGTCGACCGGCTGGTCTGGTACAAGGGCGGCGGTCAACCGGCCATCGCCGCCAATGTGATGAACAGTCGGTTCGAGGATGTGTGGATTCTGTCACCGGAAAAGAATCCTAAACGCTGCATCCCGACCGGGAAGTTCCAATCGACCGTGCCGAATGTGTACGAAGGTCGCGGCAACTCCGGCGAGAACACCGAAAAAGCCGTCCATGCGGCGACGATGCCGATGCATTTTGCGGTTCACGTCCTTCAGTCGTTCGACGGGACGGCGGGAATCGTCTATGAGCCGTTCTGCGGCTCGGGTACGACGGTCATCGCCGCTGAAAAACTCGGTCGGCGGTGTTTTGCGATGGAGCTGGACGGGGTTTATTGTGATGTGGTCATAAAACGATACGAGGACTTTACGGGAATAAAGGCGGTGCGTTATGGGAAAGCTTAGATTGAAATCAGACCATCGGCTGTTGTGCGGTGATTCGACGAATGTCAACGATGTGTCACGGCTGATGAATGGCGACAAAGCCGACTTGGTATTTTCAGATCCCCCCTATAATGTGGCCTACCAGGGCGGCACTGAAGATAAACTGACGATTCAGAATGACGCGATGGACGCCGACGATTATATCGCCTTCATGGACGCCTTCTTCAAACGGTTCCGCGAAAGCGTAAAGGAGTCGGCCTCGCTGTACATATGCCACGCCTCACAATGGCAATTGGAGACGGAGCTGGCGCTGCGCCGGGCGGGATTTGAGATTCGCAACCCCATCATCTGGGCAAAAAACTGCGGCGCGTTCGGATTTGCCCGGTACAAGTTCCAGCACGAGCCGATTTTTTATGCCCATGTCAAGGGCCAGTCGGACAAGTGGTACGGCGATTTGACGCAGACGACCGTCTGGCATGAAAAGAAGCCCGCTGCCAACCGCCTGCACCCGACCATGAAGCCGGTGGAGATCGTCCAGCGTGCCCTGGTCAACAGTTCCAAACGCAACGACATCGTTCTGGATTTGTTTATGGGGTCGGGCACGACCCTGATTGCGGCCCAGACCTTGGGACGACGCTGCTATGGGATGGAGCTTGACCCGGTTTATGCCGATGTCGTGGTGATACGGTGGGAGCAGTTTACGGGCAAGAAGGCTGTGCGGATCACTGACAAAACCCCGGACAATGCCGAGGTCTGTCAGAAGGTGGAGGTGTAACCGTGGTGTTATTTTCCGGAACGGAGTCCAAACTGCCCGCGTCCGACCTTTTCGAAACGGGCGGCAGCGCCCTTCTTTTTGATCTCGGTGCCAATGGCGGCGTGCAGGGTGTTGGCCGGGGTCTTACCGCCTTGGGACGGTTGCCAATACCCCTGTGCCGTCATCGCCTCAATCATCTGCTTGCAGTTGAGCGGCGTTTTGGCCTCGGCCAGGACTTTGGCGGCTGCATCCAGCGCCGAGAGGGGCTTGGCACCGGACGGCGCTGGGTCGGCCGTGGCGGGCGTTTTCGTGGGCTTGGGCTGTTTATCCGCCTTGGGGTTGTGCGGTCCCACGATGCGGTCGGCGGACTTGATGACCACCGTCTTGCTGGTTGCCAGCGTGACCGCCTCAAATCCGCCGGTGGCGATGGGCTTGGTGATGCGTACTGCCGAGGTGTTTTTGCCGACCTTGATGTCATAGACGTTTCCGATTTTGATGTTTTCCAGCTTCATTGTGATTTTCCTTTCAAAAAAAAGTTAGTCCATAAAATGTTGCAGCAAACGGTAATAGTCGTGAACCATCGAGTTGGTGCCGCGGCATCCGTCCAGGCATTCCTGCAAAATCTCGGCCATCGAGAAGACGTCCGTCTCGTCGTCGGCCTGCACCTTGTGCTCCCGGTCGTTGGGCAGCAATTCGGTTCCGGTGTGAAGGATCACGGTGATGGTGTCGCTGTTGTGGTACCGGGACACTGTCGCCTTGGCGTAGGGGTTGCCGGTCTTTCGGTTGGTCTGGCCTTCCAATTTCATTTCATAAATCTTCATGGTCGTCGTCCTTTCGGTTATGCGTTATTCTGTTCATTTAAAATCTGGGCATCCTCTCGAATCTCTTCCAGCGCCTCGCGGAGCGTAGCCACCGACCTGCCGGTCAGATGCGAGACCAATTCGAGCAGCTCGCCTTGCACATGCCGCATCGTTCCGACGTGCCCCCAATTGGGATTATCCTGGGTTTTGGCCAATTCCATCTCCATCAGGTTCATCAGGCTGTCGATGTCGAACCGGGCGTTGTCGTATGCGGTTTTGATTTCGGTTTTGCTTGTCTTTCTCATCGTTTTATCCTTTCGTTTTGCGTTTGTTGCGTCTTTAATTTTCAATGCCATTACTGATCATATGCGGTATCTTTCAAATAAAGCCAAGGCAATAAATGCATTAATTATTGAATATTTGCAGTATTTCCCAATATGTTTGAAAGTGGTCGCCAATAACACTGGACAGGTCTTGGCGGCTATTGGCAAAATCGGCGACTATCGCACCCAACCGCACACGTTTGCACCTGTTGCAAAAGGCGGCAAATCCGGATGGATGATTGGTCTGGGCACTGATCGCCGCACCTGCGCCAACGTGTGCGGTGGATACTTCAGGATTGCGTGTGAACGAAGGGATAAAAACAAAGGGTCCGCTTGGATCACCGACCAAAACCCCGGTCGTCGATGCCGGGGTGGATGGCTGGAGCTGATGATGTTAGGCCGCATCGGCCAGAATTGTTTTGACGGTGATTCGGGCCTTCTTTTGAATCTCATAGACCGCCTGTGTGCTGGTGCCGCGCATCTTGGCAATCTCCGGCACCGTCATCCCGTCCAGCATCAACATCAGGATTTCGCATTGGGAGGGCTGCCCTTGGTGGACAATCTTCATCGCCCAAAGAAATGCGTCTACGGCGGTTATTGTGTCCGGGTCATACGTTTCCATCTCAAATTCGGCGTGAACCGCATCCAGCATTACGTTGTGCTTGCGGGTGGTCTTATTGGTGTAATGGTCGCGGAAGGCCGTCAGCACGATCATTCGAATTTTGTTTTCGCGGTGTTCGGCCGGCGGCTCTTTGCAGGTGGCCATCTTGACGATGGCGTCATGCGCCAAATCGTTCGGGTCAATGTCGCGTCGGCTCTTCAGAAGGATGCGTGCGTGTTTGTAAGCGAGGCCCGTGGTTTCGTGCGTCAGTTCCATTTTTTTGTCCTTTCGGTTTTGCGTTTTCGATTATCAATGTTCAAACCCATGACTGATCATAGGCGGTATGTTTCGCATAAAGCCAAGTTGATTAATCCATTAATTCCGCAGTATTTGCAGTATTTTCGAATACATCCGAGAGTGCTGGCCAATAACACTGGACAAGGAAGGTAAGCAATGGAGAAGCCCCTCAAAATCACGGCGCTGACGCCGGAGGAACTGGTGTTAATATTAAGCCGGGCCAGCCGTCGCACGATATCCGGACAAGATGTACTGGCTATTGCTGAAACGGCCGGCATCGTCTCGGCGGATTGCACCATCAACCTGATTGAATACACCGCGTTTTTGGTCAGGGAGGTTTCTGTTGGCGAAAATTAATCCCACCCATTTGAAACCGGCCGATTTGATTCGGCTCTTGAACTCCGCTGGATTTGGCACGGTATTGACCGATAGCACGCTGCGCCGCCATCGTAATAGCGCCGGATACACCATCGGCGACGCCAAAACGGTGGACTTATTGCGGTATGCGGCGTGGCTGATGCAGATTTATCTGGCACCGCCCAAACCGGAGCGGTCGTATGAACAGATGCGTGAGGCATCGCGGCTGCGGAATGCGGAATTGGCCCGTGCCGGTCAGGACATCGGCGAAATTCCCGAAGTCGTCAATCCGGAACGCAAGGCGCATGCGATGGCCAGCTTTCGGTTTTTCTGTGAGCGTTATTTTCCCGATGTGTTTTATCTGGCGTGGTCGGACGACCATTTGAAGGTCATTGGTAAGATTGAGCAGGCGGTCTTGAAGGGGGGATTGTTTGCCTTGGCAATGCCTCGCGGGTCAGGGAAGACCGTGATGATGCAGATGGCGTGTTTGTGGTCGGCACTGATCGGGGCGACACCGTTTGTCTGTCTGATTGCCGCCTCCGCCGACCGGGCACAGCATCTCTTGGAGACGATTAAAGTCTGGCTGGAGACCAATGAGCTGCTGGGTGAGGATTTTCCGGAGGTGACGTTCCCGATACGTGCCCTGGAGCGGATTACCAATCGCCAGCGAGGGCAAAAGTACCGGGGGACTGCGACACGGGTTGAATGGCTTACCGACAAGGTTGTCCTGCCGACGATTGCAGGCAGTGTCGCCTCCGGCGTGGTGATTTCCTGTTCGGGAATGAAGGGGTCGGACATCCGCGGCCAAAACCACGCCCGTGCCGATGGCAAGGTGGTAAGGCCGCAATTGGCGATGGTCGATGACCCCCAGACGACCGAATCGGCGTGGAGTCCGTCGCAGTCGCAGCGTCGCGAGGCGATTTTGGCCGGGGATGTGCTCGGTATGGCCGGGCCGGGCAAGAAGATTTCCGGCCTGATGGCCTGCACCGTCATTCGGCCGGGGGATATGGCCGATAATATCCTCGACCGGGAAAAGCACCCAGAATGGCAAGGCGAGAGGACCAAGATGGTCTATGCCTTCCCCACCAACGAGAAGCTCTGGCAGCAATACGCCGAAATCCGTGCTGATTCGCTTCGGAACGACGGGGACGGGTCGGAGGCGACGGAGTTTTATCGTCAAAACCGCCATGCGATGGACGCCGGTTCCATTGTTGCCTGGCCCCAGCGCCATAATCCGGATGAACTGTCGGCGATTCAGCATGCGATGAATCTCAAGCTCCGGGACGAAGATGCGTTCTTTGCCGAGTACCAAAATGAACCTGTCGCCGAAAAAGAAGGCGAGGGAATGCTGACGGCTGATGAGATGGTCCAAAAGCTCAATGGTCACCCGCGTGGGCTTGTACCCCTGGGCTGTTCGGCCTTGACGTTATTTATCGATGTCCAGCAAAAGGCGCTCTTCTGGATGCTGTGCGCCTGGGAGCCGGATTTTACCGGGTATGTGATAGACTATGGCACCTGGCCCGACCAGAAACGGACGTTTTTCACGCTGCGGGACATTCGCCGCACGCTGGCGCAGCAAAAACCCGAAGCCGGACTGGAAGGTGCGATTTACAACGGTCTTGAAAAAGTCTGCGAAGAGCGGTTGGGACGCGTATATCGGCGTGAGGATAATCTGGAGATACGGATTGAACGGTGTCTCATTGATGCCAACTGGGGGCAAAGTACCGACGTGATTTACCAATTCTGTCGGCAGTCGCGGTTTTCCGGGATTGTTTTGCCCTCGCATGGTAAGTATGTCGGCGCATCCAGTATCCCATTTTCCGACTATAAACGCAAAAAAGGCGACCGGGTCGGGGTACACTGGCGGATTCCGGGGATTATCGGAAAACGTGCAGTGCGACACGTTCTCATCGATACGAACTATTGGAAGAGCTTTGTCCAGGCACGCTTGGCGGTGGCGATGGGTGATCCGGGGGCGCTGTCGCTGTTTGGGCGAGATGAGGTCACTCATCGCCTCTTGGCCGAACATCTGACGGCCGAGTACTGCGTCCGTACCGAGGCCCGCGGGCGCGTGGTCGATGAATGGAAGCTCAAGGCCCTGCGTCCGGACAACCATTGGCTGGACGGCCTGGTCGGCTGTGCGGTCGCCGCCTCGATGCAAGGGGTAAAAATCTTCGGCACCGGACACTGCGAGAATAACACACAAAAACGAATTAAACTGTCTAAAATCCAATCCGATAGAATGAAGTTTTAAGCATTCACCGTTTCCACACAAACAATACTGCTTCACAAAGATAACGACTCATAGACGAATCTCTTTATTTTTGCGCGACAAAATTGCTTCAGCTGCAGATATAGAGGGTGAAGGGAAAACACTTTTATGTCAGAGACACCTATTGAACATTCAATTCAAGATAACGCCGCTGGCCCCCGCAAGGCCAGCGGCGACGCCGGTTCGGTTGAGCAGCACGCGCTGACCGATCAGATTGCGGCCGACAAGCATCTGGCCTCAAAACAGGCGATGCGCACCAAGGGCCTGGGTGTTAAGCTCGTTAAGCTCTCTCCTTCCGGTACGGTATAGACGCCTCTATGAAATGGTTTAAACGTAAAAAACAGGTTCCCCGCCCCACCGCACTGCCGGTGACGCTGCGTGCTCGCTATGACGCCGCCCAGACGACCCGCGAGAACATCCGGCATTGGGCGATGGCCGATGCACTCTCCGCCGATGCGGCCGCCAGCAGCGAGGTCCGTAAAAAGATTCGGGAGCGGGCGCGGTATGAGGTGGCCAACAACTCCTACGCCAAGGGGATTACCCTGACGCTGGCCGACTACTGTGTGGGCACCGGCCCGCGGCTTCAGGTCTTGACCGAGGACAATGCGTTTAACAATGCGATTGAAGAGGCGTTTTTACAGTGGTCGCATCAGATTGGACTTCCTGCAAAGCTGCGGACGATGCGGATGGCCAAATCGACTGACGGCGAGGCATTCGCGCTGTTGATCGGCAATCCGCGCTTAAGCGGACCGGTCAAGCTGGATGTGGCCCTGGTCGAGGCCGACCGGGTGACCACACCCTGGACGGGGTCGCCGATGGCGCAGACGGACGTCGACGGCATCCGCCTGGATCGGCACGGCAACCCGGTCGAATATACGATTCTCAATCACCACCCCGGCGATGTCGGCAACACCAGCGGCGACTTTCGGCATGTCAGTGCCGAGTCGGTTGTCCACTGGTTCCGGGCCGACCGGCCCGGCCAGCATCGGGGGATTTCGGAGATTACGCCCGCCCTGCCGCTGTTTGCCCAACTACGTCGGTATACATTGGCCGTCTTGGGCGCGGCCGAGACAGCGGCGGATTTTGCGGCGGTCTTGTTTACCGATGCCCCGGCCAACGGGGAAGCGGCCGCCGTCGAGCCGATGGATGTGGTTGAGCTGGAAAAACGCATGGCCACCGTCCTTCCGGACGGCTGGAAGCTCGGCCAGATCAAGGCCGAACAACCGGCGACCGCCTATGCAGAGTTTAAGCGGGAACTGCTCAACGAAATCGCCCGGTGCCTGAACATCCCTTTGAACATCGCGCTGTGTAATTCGGCAGGATACAACTATGCCAGCGGGCGTCTTGACCACCAAACGTTCTTTCGCGCTATTCGTGTGGAGCAGGCGGATATGGCGGCGGCAGTCCTGGATAAGATTCTGGCCGCCTGGGTTCACGAGGCGATGCTGACGACGGAGTTTTCGCTGCTTCGGTCGCTGAAGCACCTGCCGCACCAGTGGTTCTTTGACGGCAACGAACATGTGGACCCGGCCAAAGAGGCCAACGCCCAGAAGATTCGGCTTGAATCCAACACAACGACCCTGGCGACGGAGTTTGCCCGCCAGGGTAAAGACTGGGAATCGGAGCTGCACCAGCGGGCCAAGGAAAAACAGCTCATGACCGATCTGGGGCTGTTAGGACAAGAGACGGCAACATCTGTTTTAATCGAGGATGAGGATGAAGAATAGCTCACAGCTTCCCGCTTCCAGCGGCCAGCAGCAAACACACTTTCGGTTTGAATGTCCGATCAGCATTGAGGCGGCCGGTGACGAAAAGGCTGTACCGCATTTTTCGATGGTCGCCTATACCGGCGGGATGATGAAGATCGCCGGGTTTATGCACCCGGTGGTCGTTGACCTGGAGGGCATCTCCATTGACCGCCAGAACATCCCCATTCGCCTGGACCACAACCCCAAGCAAGGCGTTGGACACACCGACCGGGTGGTGATTGAGAACGGGCAGATTCTGGCCGATGGCCTGATCTCCCGCGACACCAGCTGGGCGCGGGATGTGGCCAAAAGCGGCTCTCGCGGTTTTCCCTGGCAGGCCAGTATCGGGGCTGACATCTTAGCCGCTGAGTTTATTCCCAATGGCTCGACGGTCACCGTCAACGGCCGGTCGTTCGATGGGCCGCTGTATGTGATTCGGCAGTCAATCCTCAAAGAAATCAGCTTTGTCGATAATGGCGCAGACACCCAGACGACGGCGACCGTCGCCGCGCATCAGGCAGCGCCTGACCAACAACCTGTAACCTCTTTTTCTGAAAAGGAACCCCAAATGGATGAAGCAGCAGAAAAAACCACACCCGAAACACCGGCAGGCCAACCGCAGACCCCTCAAAAAATCGAGGCAGCTGCTGGCGTGGATGACCCGGTTCTTCAGATGCGTCAGCGGGTGGCTGACGAGACCCGACGCATTCAGGCGATTCGAACGGTCTGTGATGGCAAGCACACCGACATTGAGGCCAAGGCCATTGTCGAAGGCTGGGACGTCACCCGCTGCGAACTGGAAGTGCTGCGGGCCTCACGTCCGGCGGCCCCGGCGGCGCACGTTCGTCATCAGTCCGGCGATCCGAAGGTCTTTGAGGCCGTCGCCCTGATGGCCGCCGGCGTATCCGACACCCGGATGCAGGCGGCCTATGACGCGGCGACCCTCGAGGCAGCCGACCGCCTGCGGGGCATCGGTATCCAGGAGTATTGCGAACGCATTTCGGGCGCGACGCATTTTCCGCGGTTTCGGCGGGATGCCTCCGGCTGGCTTCAGGCGGCCTTCAGCACGGCCAGCTTGCCGGGAATCCTCTCCAATGTCGCCAACAAGATGCTCCTGGAAGGCTACAATTATATCGAGGATGCCTGGCGCAGGGTCTGCAAGATCGCCAGCGTCAACGATTTCAAGGAGCATACCCGCTACCGGATGACCGGCAGCTTTACCTTCGAGAAGGTCGGTGCCGATGGCGAGCTTAAGCACGGTAAGCTCGACGAGATGAAGTTTGGCCAGAAGGCCGACACCCACGGCATTATGTTTGCCCTGACCCGTCAGATGATTATCAACGACGACCTGGGTGCGTTTGCCGACATCCCCCGCTCGATTGGGATGGGGGCGGCCGAGGCCATCGCCGATGCGGTGTGGGGGCTCCTTCTGTCCAATCCGAACGATTTCTTCTCGCTGGCGCACAAGAACTACAAAGACGGGGCCGACACCATCCTGAGCGTTGATGGTCTGACGCTGGCGGAAATCCTGTTCAGCGAGCAGACCAAGCCCAACGGGCGTCCGTTGGGGATTACGCCCTCACTGCTGCTGGTGCCGACGGCCCTGAAGGTCGCCGCGCAACTCCTGATGACCTCGGTGCTCCTGAACGAGACGACCACGGCCAACAAGGGCAAACCGGCCAACAATCCGCACGTCGGCAAATTCGAGGTCGTCTCCAGTGCGTACCTGTCCAACCCATCGTTTGCCGGGGCCAGCTCCAAGGCGTGGTATTTGCTGGCCGACCCCAACCGGATACCGGCGATTGAGGTAGCGTTCCTCAATGGTGTCGACCGTCCCACCGTCGAAAAGACCGATGCGGACTTTAACACGCTGGGCATTCAGTTCCGCGGGTACATCGATTTCGGTGTGCGTGAGCAGGATTGGCGGGCCTGCGCGAAGATGAAAGGCGAAGTGTAACAAAGAATTTTGAATTCATAATTATGAATTTTGAATTGACAACAACTTGAACATGAAAGGTGTCTCTTATGGCAACAGCACGATTTATTCATGACGGCGATGCGGTGGATTTTACGCCCGGCTCGGCCGTTAACGCAGGCGATGTGGTGGTTCAGGGCGATCTGATCGGGATTGCCAAGCTGGACATGGTCGCCGGTCAACTGGGGGCGCTGGCGGTAACGGGCGTCTTTGACATCACCAAAGCCACCGGCACGGGCACCGACATCACCGCCGGGGCCAAGCTGTGGTGGAACGCCACCAACAGTCGCGTTGAAAAGACCGATGGCAGCGGTGCCCACAAGTATCTGGGCAAGGCGGTGCGTGCGGCGCTGACAACCGATGCGACGGTGCGCATCCGACTGGAACAATGACCAACCTCTTAAACAATGGCCTTAACTGGCTGGAGCAGAAGCTCCTGGGCTTCTGCTCCAGTCCGGTCCAGTATCGGCGGGATAACCAAACTGTAACCGTTAACGCCGTCTTCGGCAAAACCGACTATGAGGTGGACAATGAGTCTGGTCTGCGTGTTGGCAGTTTTGTGTGGGATTTTCTGATCGATGCTGAGGCATTGGCCATGACGCCGGAAGTCGGTGACATTGTGGTGGTTAATGAAAAGCCGTTTGAAGTGATGGCTCTCTCCGGCCAGGGCTGCTGGCGCTGGACGGGACCGAACCAAAAAACCTATCGCATCCACACCAGGCAAGTATAAATCCGAAATTCGAAGCGCGAAATCCGAAACAAATTCAAAATCCAAATGACCCAATATCAAAACAGGGACTCCTGGTCGTTTTGAACATTTGGAATTCTGTCATTGGATATTGTTTCGTATTTCGATATTCGTGCTTCGTATTTACTTCTAAAGGAAGTGACAATGACCTGTAAAGAACAATACGAAAATGTCTGCAAGGACGAGTTTGCCGGACTGCACGACAAGCTCGACAAGATGGACGAGGCGATTCGCGGCAACGGCAAGCCGGGCATTCAGGTCAGGCTGGACCGGCTCGAACAGGACAAGCTGTCCCGCAGCAAGGTGGTCTGGTTCCTGTTGGGGATTGCCGGGGCGCTGCTGACGCGATGGGTGATGCGATAAGATGAGACTTGCCCTGAACATGGCCGACGCGATTGTCGCCGACCTGAAGACCGGCACCTTTTCAGAACCTTTGACGGTCCATCGCCGCGTCCTGCCCGAATATGAACTGGCGGAACTGAAGACCCTGACGATCACCGTGGTGCCCAAGTCGGTTGTGATTGCCAATGTGACCCGCCAAGCCACCAGTTTTGAAGTGGCCATTGACTTCGGCATCCAGCAGAAGATCGGTAAAGACACGGATGACGAGGTGCTGCGGTTATCTGGAGTGGTTTCTGAAATCGTCACCTTTCTGAATCGACGTTCGTTACCGACGCTCAAGGCACAGTTTAAAACAATCGCCAACGAGCCGGTCTATGCCCCGGAGATGCTCAGTGAAAAACGCCTGTTTTTATCCGTCCTTACCGTGACCTATACCGTGATGGAATCCTAAATGGAGTTGCTGAAAACAAAATCCGAGCTGGAGGTCGAAAAGACCGACACAGAGTCCAGGCTTGCCGTCTTGCGGACCAAAGACGGTGCCGAGGCCTTTTTGTCCGACACCCGAAAAGCCCTGCAAGCCTGCATCAAGTCCGCCCCGAAACAGCCGGTCAGACCCGGTCACATCTCGATGACCGAGCTGCTTGAGCTTGAATTGGAGCGGATCGAGCAATTCCCCGCACTGGTTATCCGGGAGGAACTGTCAAAACTCAAACGGAATGCCCTGGACTGTACGGCCCAAATCAAGGCGATGGATAAGGCTGAGAAAGAGCCTGTCATACCGGTTGACCCCCTCGAAAAGGAGCGGGCGTAATGGCACTTCCTTCGAAGTTTCACATCCAAGGGCTTCTCCCGTCGTTCTTGAACGGTTATTTCGAGGGCGGTTACGGGTACTACTATTCCCTCGCTAACGGGGCCGTTTGGGTGGACTATTGGAGCGCGGGCAACTGGACGGTGTGGTATTGGGACGGCAACGACACTGTGTCGATGTTTGTCAACACCAGCGGCGATGAGAATAATTTTCCCCTGTCGGGCTGGGAGGCCGATAACGGCAGCTTTGACAATGGCGGCATGATTATCACAGATTACAGTGATGTTACCCCCTACAAACCTGTCCGGCTTCAGGTCCAGGGCTTTGATGGCACCGGGGATGGGGTGTATTACAGCACATGGTCGGGCTATGTCCGATTGGGCGGCGGGGTCTCTGTCCTGTACAAAAACGATGCGTGGGTCTTTGAAAATACCAACGGACAGGCCCTCGCCTCCTGTCCGGGTAATCCGTGGGTGTTTCCGCTGTCCGGCTGGAGCCCTGCCGTTCTTATTACCGAATCGATTGGTAAAGTAACCATCAGCACGGTCTATGAGCTGCAGGGGATTCAGCTGGCCGGGTTTATGGATTTGGAGTATGTGCAGACCCAGAATATCGACGCCTCGCCGACCAATCCCGGCAGCGGCAACTATGATTCGAGCGTCTGGACGTCCGCCGGGTTTACCCCCATCGGCACCTCCTCAAAGCAGTTTGTCGGGCGGTATGACGGGCAGGGGTTTCAGATTACCGGGCTCTACATCAATCGCAACACGCTGACCGGCTGCGGCCTGTTCGGCTGGCTGTCGGCCTATGGATATAACCATCTGCCGCGTCAGATTAAAAACACCCACCTCCGCAATGCGTATGTGCGCGGCAATTCGGCAACGGGGGTCTTGGTCGGTCATGTCACCGCGGGCGGGCGTATTGAAGACTGTTCGGCAACGGGCACGGTCATCGGCACTAACTATACCGCAGGCGGACTGATTGGAACTTGCGTGGTCGGACATGCACGGCGCTGCTGGGCGGATGTGTCCGTATCGATGACGGGTACCAACCGGCACTCGGCGGGCGGGTTTACCAGCGGGATCAGATACAACTCAACCGTGAAGGATTGTTATGCCCGCGGCACGGTCCAAGGCGGCAACAATGACAGTATCGGCGGTTTTGCCGGGAGCATCGGTGATGAGGCACGTGTCGAGCGGTGTTATGCGACGGGGCTGGCCACGGGCCGAAACAATGTCGGTCAATTCAGCGGCCATACCAACAGCGAAACGGCCATCGTCAAGAATTGCTACTGGGTCAGTGATGATGCAGCAAGCACCAGCTTGCACGGACAGCGGCTGTCGGGTGCAGAAGCGAAGGACAAAACACGCTATCCCGGCTGGAACTTCCAAGCCCTGTGGAACATGGACCCGGCGAACGGGATTAACCATGGCTATCCGTATTTAGACCCCAGACAAGCGCCCCCGTCTGAGCTGCCCGGTTTGTACCGGTCGCTGTACCGAAAACGCTAACCCAGGAGACTGTCATGTCAAAACGCTATGAAAACAGAATGCTGGTCATCCCCTATGGCGGCGAGGACGCGTTGACCGTCGTATTTCGTCAGGACAAGACCGGCAACGTCCTTCACGCCACCAGCGGCGAGTGTGCGGCGAGCGTAACATTTGCCCAGGGCCGTATCGCCGCCACACGGCATCCGGAAAGCGGCGACTGGCGGGTGGTGATTCCGGCAACCGATGTCAAGACGCTGTATGGGACGCTGTATTATGTACCGGCCATCGATGTGGACAAAAACACCGCGCCGGATGCGCCCAACGCCATCGCGTTCCTGTTTGATATGAAAACCGGCGCATCATTCAGCGATATGCTGCCGACCCTTAACGGACGGGTGCTGGTGGAATGAGCGGATTAAAGATTACACGTCTGTTCTTTGACAGCCCCAAAGTGCTGGGTGCTGTGGATACCGCCACACGAAAGGTCTTCTCACGGTTCGGGGCGTTCGTCAGGCGCACGGCCAGGGGCAGTATCCGCAAGCGTAAAGCATCCTCTGCGCCGGGAGCGCCGCCTTCCAGTCATACCGGGCTTTTGAAGCGGTTTATCTTCTTTAGCTTTGACCCTGCCCGAAAGAGCGTGGTCATCGGCCCGATGCGGCTGACGGAGAATAACCGCGGCGATGCACCCAGCGCCCTTGAGTACGGCGGTACAGTGACAGTGGATAAGAAGAATGTGACTGTCCGCTCCCGCCCGTACATGGGGCCGGCGTTTGAAAAAGAAAAAGCAGCACTCCCCGCACTGTGGCGGGATTCTGTGAAATAAACCCTGCTGAAGGCTGGCCGCTGGCCGCTGGAAGCTCAAAACGACTGAAAGGAGTTTTGAACAATGGACTTTTTATTAGGGATGAATGCAGCGTTGTATTTTGGCGCAGCTATCACCGGGGATGGGCCGACGCTGCCGTCAACGCTGACGCTGGTCGGCAACGTCAAGGATGTGACCTTGAACATGGAAGCCGGCGAAGCGGATATTGTATGCCTGATGTAGTGTGTTTTCAGGGCTGAAACATTCAGCCCGGCACACGATGCTTTGTTGACAATGTTAAATTCAAGCATTTGCTTGGAAGCAACCTTGGCTGTTTGGCCAGCCATCGTACATAGACAGTAAGTTTCTCAGGTCATGCGAGCTGAGAGGCGAAAGAATTCTGTCGAGAACGCGGGACACAGGAAAGGCTTCATATTCCGTTGCACGTCCTGCTATGTAGAGCTTCTGCATGATTACGAAAGGAACCAATCAATACCTTTGGGAAACTTCGCCCCTATTGCCGCTAATACTGGAGCCGTCTGGGAATGAGACCCTGGAATAGGCAATAGCTTAAACGGACAAGTGTTATTGATGTCGGCACGAATCCTACGAACTACGCGATAGTTCAAAGTCGGTAAAGCGGCCAATTATTTACCGGTGTTTAAGAGAACAGCAGACCGCTGATGGGTATGTAAAGATTGGAATCTAAACAGAAGCGTTTGAGTGTCAACAAAGGAACCAGGGAAGCTTAGTCGAGTATGGCAGTCGCATAAGATAGATTGCTTGTAGCAATCAAATCTCTGCCGATGAGGCGGCTAAGTGGCGGAGCAACCGTAGTAGTCCGAGGACGGGAAAGCCGTCCACATGGCGAAGGGTTGCAGAATGTTTCGTTTTGGACAACTGCAATATTTTCGATACAGAAGGGTTTCTGATGAATATTAACGAAGTCCAAAGAAGGTTATGGGAACAATCAAGAACGCATAGAGAAAATCAGGTGTCGGAAACACCGCTGTTTCCGTCAAATCCGTACGATTTGAGAGTACGCAAACTGATGGACTTGATGCATAACCCGATATGGCTGTCAGAGGCAGCCCATCGGGTCATGAAACGTTCCTATGGCAAAGCGCCGGGCGTAGATGGCGTGACCGTCAAAGAATTCCGTTCAGGATTCGAACGACGAGTCGAAGAACTGCGCCTGGAACTGAAGCGTGGAAACTATCAACCTCAACCAGTAAGGCAGGTCATGATACCAAAGGCTAACGGCAAAATGCGAGCGTTGGGCATACCTTGTCTAAGGGACAAGATTGTGCAGGAGGCCATGCGTATGGCCCTTGAGCCAATCTTTGAGGTCGATTTCCACGAAAACTCTTATGGGTTTAGGCCCAATCGGAACACACATCAAGCCGTACATCGTTGTCAGCACCTCATGAAACTCAAGTTTACATGGGTGATTGAAGGGGATGTTAAGGCGTGTTTCGATGAGATTTCTCACAAAGCCATACTGAAAGTTTTGAGAGAAAAGGTTCATGACAATAAGTTCCTCGACCTTATCAAACGGTTTTTGAAAGCCGGAGTTGAGGTCGATGGCGTTGTCAAACCAACCGTCAAGGGAGTACCGCAAGGCGGTGTAATATCACCACTGCTTGCCAACACAGTCCTTAACAAGCTGGACTGGTACCTGCATAGCAAGGGCAAATATGGCAAACAGGCAGAAAAGCGTTGTTGGGATGTAAAACAACCGAATATCAGGTTTGTTCGATATGCCGACGACTGGTGTGTCTTTGTAACACGGGCAAGCAAACGGTACGTCAGCGGGCTACGTGATTCTATTGGAAAATTTCTTGAAACCGAATGTGGTTTAAGTCTTTCAATGGAAAAGACACATATTACACATGTCCGAGATGGTTTTAGCTTCCTTGGCTTTGACCTCAAACTCACAGTGGGTCGCAATGGAAATCTTGTGCCTAAAATCCGCATCGGTACAAAAGCTAAACAACAGCTTCAGCTACGGTTAAACGAGGCGATGCGGTACAGACCGCATCAAGAATCAATCGCTTTGCGTATTAAGCGGGGTTCAGCCGTAGTCAGGGGTTGGGCAAACTATTATTGCATTGCGTACAATTACCCGGCTTTGACCAGCACGCTCGACCATTGGGCGTTCTGGATTGCTGTGAAAGCAATTAGTCGGAAATTGGACATCCGGGCGGCGAAAGTGCTTAAGCGGTATTACCGTCAGAGCACAATAGTTGTCTCGGAAGATTGCAAATTAGAAAGGTTTAGAAGTACATCTATTAGACTGTACATTTCTAAACCAGAGCCATATCACCCCGAAGATGCCAATAGCTACGAAACCGATGAGGAGATTGAAGCCTCATTTCATAAATTTAATGAAAGAGGCAGATTTGGTCAGTGGGACAGCAAGCACGAGGCTCTAAAAAGAGACAACTATTGTTGCCAGATTTGCGGAGCCAAAGTTACTGCTGAAATCTCGCATGCCGACCATATCGAACCCGTTAAGAGCTTTGCCAATTTCCAAATGGCAAATTCTAATGGCAACGTTCAGACCTTATGTCACGAATGTCATAAGAACAAGCACAGAGGAAATTAGACTTAGAAACATTTGGAGAGCCGGATGCTTCGAAAGTTGCACGTCCGGTTCGGGGTTGGGGGCAGGGTGTAATTCCCTGCCCTACACCACACCACCCGCGCCAACAAGGGCTGGCGGGCGACGGCCCCGACCCTGCGTGAGGCGACGCTGGAGTTTGAGATGCAGTGGAAGCCCGGGGACGCGGCGTTTACGGCCATCAAGAATGCCTATCTTTCCAACGGCACCGTTGCGCTGGCGGCGTTGACCGAGCCGCACGATGCAACCGAATCGAAGGCCGAAGGGCCGGTGGGCAACTGGTCAATTACCAACTTCTCGCGCAACGAACCGCTCGAAGAGGCCATCACTGTCAGCGTCACCGCCAAGCTGGCCAAGTTCGATTCGTGGTACGCAGCGACATAGGATGGACGATTGTCGATTGACGATGGACGAAGTGTTTTAAATCGTCAATCGTCCATCGTCCTTCGTCAATAAAATTGAAAATCGAAAATAGGAGATAATCAATGAAGACATTTACGGATGCTGCTGGCCGGACGTGGTCGATTGCCTTAACGCTCGGTACGGCGCTGCATGTGAAAACCAAGCTGGAGATTGACCTCTTGCAGCCGGAGGCAGGCGAGCCGCCGCTATTAACCCGCCTGGGCACAGACGAGATGTTGCTCGGTGAGGTATTGTGCGCTCTGCTCGAAACGCAGTTTGAAGCGCACAAGGTGTCCGAGGCCGATGTCCGCAATGCCTTTGACGGCAAAACCCTCCTGGCGGCGCAGAAAGCGTTCTATGACGAGCTGACGGATTTTTTCCAGAGCCGCGGCCGGATGGATCGGGCCAAAGCGGTCGCGGCACAGGCCCGGCTCATCGAAAAAGCGACCGCCGCCATCGAGGACAAAATCGACACGATGGACCTGGACAAACTGGTCGATGGGGCCTTGTCTGGCACCTGGCCGGAATCGTCGGGGTCACCCCCCTGCCGTTGACGCTGCGTCAATTGTTCTGGATGGCCGAGGGACGGGTCAAGGATAACTGGCAGCACACCTCGGCAATCTTGGCGCTTGTGGCCAATGTCAATCGTGACCCGAAAAAGACCAAGGCGTTTAAACCGTCGGACTTTAACCCGACGCTGAATACATCCCGGCCGGATGTGATTGTTGTAGATAAGGAAAATGTATCGTTACTTCGAAACCTGTTTACTGGAGACAAAAGATGAACAAAGACATCGTACACAATGCGTTTAAATGGATGGACCACAATCGGTATGCCGTCGCCTCGGTGATCGCGTTTATCGTGGCGATGGGGTTTGTCCTGAACCTGACCGGCTGTGAGGCGATGACCCACGGCCTGGCCAACGGCGATACGACCAAGGTCACACGCACGGAGTTTCAGCGGCAGGCACTGGGCGGCGAAAAAGACCTGGCCGTGCGGCGGATTGAGCTGGATGCCGAGATCGCGGCGTTTAACGAAGAGATAAAACTCTTCAATCAGCGTGTTGAGGCCGGTCAGGACGACCTCGCCCGGCAGGAGGCGTTCAAACAGCAACTGCTCGATACGGTCGGTCTGGTGGCCGTCAGCGCGGCCGAGAGTACCTTAAACCCGGCGGCGCTGATTCCGATTGGGATAGGTCTATTGGGCGGGGCGCTGGGGATTGGCACCGCAGCCGACAATCGGCGAAAAGATCAGGTCATCACGACCCTGAAGACCGCCCCTTCTGCTCCGGTGGCGACATAACCGATGATTGCCGTCGAGACCATTGCGATTGCGGATGCCAAGGCGCTGTGCCGAACGTATCACTACAGCAATATCTTTCCTCCGCATTGCTGCCTGGCCCTGGGCTTTTATGATGCCCAGGGCTTAGGCGGTGCGGCTATCTGGGGCTGGGGTGTTCGTCCGAAACACACCATCCAGCGGCTGTTTCCATCGCTGGATACGCCGGACTATTGGGAATTGTGTCGGCTGTGCTGTCGCGAGGAACTGCCGAGGAATACCGAAAGTCAGTTATTGTCCGGCTGCGTTGATTGGTTCCGCAAAAATCAGCCAGATAAACAGGTCTTGTTTACCTGGGCCGACGGCATCCGCGGCAAGCCCGGCTATATCTATCAGGCGGCCAACTGGCTCTATGGCGGGTTTATCAATACGGAAATCTACCTGACCGACGACGGTGAGCCGGTGCATCCGCGATTGTTAAACTCTCGCTTTGGAAGCCGCGGTAAGGCCGTCTGGCGAGGGCTGAACCTGCGGCGCGTGCGAGGACGGCAGTTTCGGTATTGCACGTTCCTGTGCGGACACCGGCGGCGAAAACAACTGCTGCGGGAAAGCACCGTCCGATGGACCAGCCGCTATCCCAAACACGACGATTTGATCTGGAAAATAGATGCGGGCGAGGGGTCAAGAGAGACCCGCAATCCCCCAGGATTGAGAGGTCGGGGCAGTTCCGGCAGTCCGCTTTTGATAGTTTAAAGGGCAAAGTCAAAAGTCTAAAACGAGAGAATCAACCCCTGTTGTTTGAGTCGATTGCATGACGCTGGATTCTATAATGTGCGGTGATTGCCGAGAGGTCTTAAAAACCCTTCCGGACGGCTGCGTGGACTGCTGTGTCACCAGTCCGCCGTATAACATCGGCCTGGACTATGGCACAGCAGACGACCGTAAGAGCGACGATGACTATCTGGCGTTTACACGCGACTATCTCGAGCAGTGCTACCGGGTCTTAAAAGACGATGGGCGGGTTTGCCTGAACATCGGCTATAAAGTCTCGACCGTCAAAGAGGCGGGCATCGACTATGTCGAGTTGCTGAATCTGATTAAAAGCATCGGTTATACGCTGCGTGAGACGATTATCTGGGTCAAGTCCAAACGGCCGGACGATCCGCAGAGCTTTTGCGGGTCGAACACCGCCTGGGGCAGCTGGATGTCGGCCTCCAATCCTATCTGCCGGTCGCGGATGGAGTTTATCTTTGTGCTGAACAAAAACAGCTTCAAGAAACACCACCGCGGCATCTCCACGATGACCCGACAGGAGTTTATGGACTGTGCCTCGACGGTGTGGTACTTCCCGGCCGAAAGAAGCCGTCTCCACAAAGCGCCGTTCCCGGTGGATTTACCCTATCGATGCATCCAGTTTTATACCTATCAGGGCGATGTGGTCTTGGACCCCTTCATCGGTTCGGGCACCACGGCGGTGGCGTGTGTCCGCACCGGTCGGCGGTATATCGGGATTGAGCAAAACCCCGACTATATCCGGATGGCCGAGGGGCGGATTCAACAGGAAAAGCAACAATTGAAAAACAGGCAAGTCTGCTGATGGCTAAATCCAATGCAATCCGAGCGGGACGGGCGTTTGTCGAGTTATTTGCTGACGATACGAAGTTGGTGCGCGGTCTGCGTGCCGCTGAAAAGAAGCTCAAGGCGTTTGGGACTGCCATCAGCCGGATGGGCCGTCAGATGGTTGGATTGGGTGCGGCCGTTCTGACGCCGCTGGTGGCGTCCAGTAAGGCGTTTGCGGCGATGGGCGATGCGATGGGCAAGATGAGCAAACGGACGGGGTTTTCGACCGAAGCGCTGTCGGAACTGTCGTTTGCCGCCCAGCAGTCCGGTACGACCATTGAGACGCTCGAAGGCGGCGTCCGCAAGATGCAGCGAACCATCAGCGATGCCGGGCAAGGGTCAAAGTCCGCCGCCGATGCACTGGGGATGTTAGGGCTGTCCTACGGCCAACTGGCCAAACTGTCGCCCGAAGCGCAATTCAAACTCCTTGCCGACCGACTCAGCCAGATTAAGAATCCCACCCTCCGCGCCGCGCTGGCGATGCAGGTGTTTGGTAAATCCGGCACGGCGATGCTGCCGATGCTGGAAAACGGCGCTGCGGGGATTGAGGCGCTTCAGGAAGAGGCACGGGCGTTGGGACTGACCATGAGCGGCCAGGACGCCGCGGCCGCAGAAGAGTTTACCGATGCTCTGGGTCGGCTGTGGAAGGTCGTCAAGATGTCCACATTCCAAATCGGGGCGGCGCTGGCACCGGCACTGCAGGAACTGTCCGGTTGGGTGACGAAGGTTGTGGTGACGTTCAACGACTGGCTGAAAAACAACCGGCAGGTGGTGGTGATGGTCGCCAAGATTGCCGCTGCGGTCGTCGCCGGCGGGATTGCCCTGATGCTGTTCGGCGGCACCATCAGTGCCTTGGGACTGGCGCTGGGCAAGCTGGCCTCGGTGATTGTGTTTGCGGGTACGGTATTTAAGACACTGGGTGCTGCGATTGCGTTCCTGGCCAATCCGGTGGTGCTGGTCATTGCAGCGGTGGCGGCGCTGGGGGCGTATTTACTGTATGCGTCCGGAGCGGGTGCCAAGGCATTGTCGTGGCTGGGCAGTAAATTCCAGGAACTGCGAAACACGGCGACAGAGGCGTTCGGCGGTATCGGCGACGCACTGGCGGCTGGCGACATTGCTTTCGCGGCGAAGATTCTGTGGCTGACGCTGAAGATGGAGTTTACACGCGGCGTCAACGCCCTCCAGAAGATGTGGCTGGACTTTCGCAACGTCTTTATCCGCATTGCCTACGACGCCTGGGACGGCACGTTAGCGGCCGCGGCGCTGGTCTGGCACGCCTTAGAATCCGGCTGGATTGAGACGACGGCGTTCCTGTCGCGGCTGTGGAGTATGTTTGAGTTTGCGTTTGTCGCATCTTGGGAAACGATGAAGGCGGCTGCCAAGAAGGCGTGGGTGTGGATTAAAGGTCTGTTTGACGACGCGATGGATACCGAAGCCGCCTACAAACAAATCGATGATGCCAAAGAGGCGGCGATAGCGAAGTCCGCGCAGAAATTCCTGGACAAGGATGCCGAAGTCCAACGCCGCCGTAAAGAACGGCGCGACAGTTCCGCGACGATGCGGGATGCGACACTGGAACAAATCGGTCAACAGAGCGCCGAACGGCATAAAAAGCTGGACGCCGCATATACCGACAAGATGACGCAGAACGCTGCCGATTTAGAGGCCGCCCGTAAAGAATGGCAGGACGCCCTCGGCACCGCACGCCAAAAACGCGCTGAAAAAGAGGTCGGTCCCGGCCGGATGCGCGGGCCGGGCCAGATCGAGCCGCCGGATATGTCGCTGTTGGCCGGTGCGTTTGACGCCGCCGTCCAGAAAATATCCACTGCCGGGGGATTTAGCGGGTTTGGTCGGTTTGGTGCAGAAGGTCAGGGCGCTGCCGAACGCACGGCCAACGGCGTCGAACAGATTGCCAAAAATACACGTGAACTGCTGCAATTGCAGCGTGACAGCGACGAGACTGTGGTGTAGCTAAAAAATTAACCACGAAGCACACGAAGAGCACGAAGAAAAATAATGATTTAACCTCTGTGTTCTCTGTGGCCTCTGTGGCAAAAAAAAAGAAAGACCATTATGAGTGTGATTGTTACTCAAGACATCGAATCCCGCTATATTCCCGGCAAAGAGGCCGAGTTCAACTATACCCTCCGCGGCGCAGCGACCGAGGCCGAGGCGGGGTTGGAATTGGCGGCGGTTGCGCCGGCATTGTATCAGGGCTTGTGGCGCAAACAGCGCACCATCGAGGCCGTTCACGTCGATATCGAAAACACCACGCAGAATATCTTCAAGGCACGGGTGTTGTACGGGCCGGCCGACCCGACGGATTTTACCACCACGTTTGACACCACCGGCGGCAGTCAGCACATCACACAGTCGCCCCTGACGGTCAACCGATACCCGGCCAATGCGCCCAATATGCAGGGGGCCATCGGCTATGACGGCCATCGGGTCAACGGGACGGATATTATCATCCCGGCCTATTCCTTTACCGAAACACACATCAAAACGAAATCGCAGGTCAATCTGGCGTACCGCACAGCACTGGCGCGGCTGACGGGCAAGACCAATAATGCATCGTTCCGAGGGTTTGCTGCCGGTGAGGTTCTGTTTTACGGGGCGTCGGGCAACCTGGTCGTCATCGAAAACGAGCAGCGGTGGCAGATTCAGTATACGTTTAAGGTCAGCCCGAACCGTGCGGACTTCTATGTGGGCGACATCCTCGTCGGCCAAAAGGTCGGCTGGGACTATATGTGGGTGATGTACGGCGAGGCCATCGACCAGTCGCGGCTGGTCCAGCGTCCGGTTGCGGTGTATGTGGAACGGCCGTATCTGTTTGATGATTTCGGCGACCTGACCATCGGAACGAGCTAAAGGATCGACGAAGGACGATTGACAATTGATGAACTTGACTTTGTCCATCGTCAATTGAATAGTGTTATCTGCCGCCGAGGGTCTATGCGATGCGATTTAAACCGGACTTTTATACCGAAAGCAAGCAATGTCAAAAACCATCAAATTAACCGAGCGGACGTGGCAGAAGGTCAAGGCGGTCATCAACGACCAGTCGCCGGATAAAACACATTTACTGGGCAAAATCGTCAAAAACCACAACACCGTCCTTGTCGTCCCCGGATACGGCAGCTTTGCTGCCGATGTCCCCCAATTGGGCATCGTTGACCCGTTTTACAGCGACATGCTTGTAACCGACCCAATCACTTTCGAACAAGTCCCCGGCCCTGCTTTCTTTCAAGACACCGTTCTGCAGGTGCGTCCGCCCGGCAACTGGAACGACAATCAACAACGGTTTGGCGGGTTCCTGATTACCTGTGAACCGATGATGCGTCCCGCATCGTCATCCGACAAAAAACCTATCAAGGCGTGGTATTCGGGGTATTGTCCTGTACGAATTGATGTCCGAGACCACAACCACGGGTTTGCCGATGTTATCACTGAACCCGAACCCGAAACGGGATACCTGAAAAGCACACGAACCGGGCCGTGCAGGATTATCTGGAAAGAGTCGGGAACGGGTCTTAAATGGGCGATTGTCTATCATAGCGGGCTAAACGCATCCCACTATCTGCCGTCGTTTGCGTTTATCAAGCTGACCAATGTTGAGCTTCATCCGATGAAGGGGCGGGTGCAATGCTGGAATAGAGACACAGAGCAGCTTGATACGGAATACCCAGATACGGACGTGGACGTGTATCGGTATCCGACCTATACCAACAATGATCTGTATGAAGTGAACAATATCGTCGCTGCCGTCCGCGTGGACGATGGCAAGTACATCGCTCTGCACACCATCCCGATACAGTTTGCGGTGCAAACCCATACACAGCCATAACGGGGATTGTTATGTCGTATGACCATATTGTAAAAGGGCACGTCGCAAAGATAAAGACGCCTACGCTGTGGCCTCTGCTGATTCGCTTCCAGACCACAGAGGCGGACTGGCCGACGGAGTGCGGCGACGGTATGCAGCGCATGTATTATGGTAGGTATTGCCTGTACGACCCGCACAAAGGTGAAATCCACATTTACGTAGGGCGTGTTTTTGGGGGTTCTGGGTGGTGGCCTGAAGTTGGATTTGGCGAATACGAAACTCTCTATGGCAAGTTTGACACGACGGACGGGTATTTCAAAGTAAAAGTCCCGATGGGCGGTTTGCCGCTTGAGCCGTGTGCAAGGGCCGTGTCGCGATTCCTCACCGATGGCGGCAGCGTAACAAAACGCGGCGTGCGGTACACCTGCGACCCCAATAAGCTCCTTCACAATGGCCCTATGCTGGATGGACTCGGATGTGCGATTTATGACCACGACATAAAGGCGTTTGTGTGGGCGGCAGTCAGCGGAAATGCTTTTGAAGATGGCGGGGTGTACGGCAGCCGATTTATAGGTGTGGGTGGAGAATTATGGGCTTTGATGGGGGGCGTGCAACCTATCAACGGAAAATACTCGAAATACCTGTGGCGACTTGTCACGGTCCAGTCAGAGCCGCCCTCTTTTTTCGGCACTAAACGGTATCTTGAGCAATGGACCCCAGACGGACTGGGGCTGAGTTATAACAACTGGGAAACACCCCTATACGAACACACTTTTGGGTGGCAAGCGATTCCGGGGATAGACCCGCCTGAGCCGGATTAT